AGGTAATGACGTAGTTAATTACAACAACGGTTTTTGTATGATAAAGGATTTATTGTTCACTGAGCCAGGGCTTGATGTATTGCCCGAGGATTTTAATTCTGGATACAAGGGATCAACCCAGCAAGGGAAACCCAGTAACGATGATGGATGGCATCTATTCAAGAAGGATAACTTTGACTATTTTAAAATAGATGCAGAGATCGGTGAGATGGCCGCATTCACAACTGCTACACTTGATGTTGCTAACAAAATCAGTCAAGGTCAAACAACCAACATAACAATAAAGACTGACCCCGTTTTCAAGCCAAGGGAGGGAGATGTTGTACTAATTAGTGTACTTTATGGTTTTGAGCTAATACAACTAGGAACTGATGTGTCTACTACTAACAACGTAACATTGTATGGCGATGCTACAACACCTTGTGAGAGGGGTATGTTTGGAACTACTGATAGTGAATGGGTCCCTAACGTGACGCTCGGCTACCCAATAAATATGCAGATGTATGAAAGGAAATTGAATCTCCAGCCTAATGATAATACTGCTAAGATATGGTACAACATAAACCCTGGGTTAGACAGAGAAATATCAGTAGTGGCTACATCATCCTGGGGTATTGGTAGCTGGGGCAATGGGCTATGGGGAGGAGCTGGCCTTATACCAGCAACTGCTGAAACTAGTCTAAGGTTCTGGAGCTTCTGTGCTAATGGTGATGATATAGTAATGAGTCCAACAAATGGAGAGATATACTATCTATCACTAAAGAATATAACTGGATCGGCAGACACTGTTCCTGATACCGAGGATGTTAATACTAGGAGAGTAAGGACACTTGGAGAACAGGGTGAGTTCAACGGTGTAACACCAGTGAAAATACCTACCGTAAATGGTGACATATTGCTAACCACACTTAGTGGGCATTTAATATCTTTCTCCACACAACATTTCTCTGGTGGCAGCCAGACTGAGGTTAGCCCCATACTTGTAAGGTGGTCTGATAATGACTTGAATGATCTTAACATATTCGATTGGGGCCTAAGGTCAACCAATACCTCTGGAGGGTTGGTACTCAATAGCGGATCAACCATTAATGGTATGTTAGAAACTAATAGAGAAGTTCTTATATGGACAGACGTTTCTATGTATAGTCTAAGATACGTTGGTCCTCCTTCCGTGTTCACGCTTACATTGATATCAAGTAACGTAAATCTTATAGCAAGGCATGCATCAGTAGTAGTTGGTGGTGAAGTATTCTTTATGGGGATAGACTCATTTTACAGTTACAAGGGACAGCTATCAATGATCCCATGTACTGTTTCTAACTTTGTCTTTGACAATATAAACACATCGCAGAAGGATAAGATATATGCATTCCAGAATGAAAGATTCTCTGAGATAAGCTGGTGTTATCCGTCTGCTAATTCTTTTGAAGTAGATCTGTATGTTACATATAACTACCTAGACAAGGTTTGGTATACTGGAAGTTTTGATATGATTCCTGTAGAGGTATCAGGGGTTCAAGGTGGAGCTGTCACTGGATACAATAGAACATCATGGATTGATGCTAACCTTGAGGAGACTCCAGTTTCAACCTACATAAAGACATTCGACTTACAATCACAGCCACAAAATCTAACGACAGGTATAGTGGCTCATGATACTGGTTATGCAATGGTTTACCAAGGAGTAAGTCCAGAACCACTAGAGGCATTCATAGAGAGTGGAGATGTTGGGCTGGACGATAGTGGAACTGTATTCTTCATGAGGAGATTCTTGCCAGATATATACTGGACAGGCTCTGCTCCTAACATAGAGGGAGATGGGATAGACATGGTATTTTCGTCAAAGAAGTACCCAGACTCCTTTGCTCCTACGTCAATTAGTGATGCTAAGGTGTTTGAGCCAACTGAGTACACAAGTACAGTTGGTACTGGTAACCCTGTACCAAGGGATGGTAAATATGACATAAGGGGTCGTGGTACTACATTCTCCATAAAGCTAACATCTTCTAGCCAGAACTATGGATGGAGAGTTGGTGACGTTTCTGTTGATATAAAGCCTGATGGGAAGAGATCATAGTGGGTGTTACTGGAGTCGAGAATCTATCTTCTGCCTCGGAAGAATATGACAAGGCCAATGAAGATGAATTTAGATTCATGCTTCAGCAGATTGTTGATAGACTAGATAGTAAACTTTCCTCTGTAGCATCAGGTGTAGGGGAAGAGTCATTAAGTTCCAATTCAAGATTATCACATGTCAGACCTAGCGTAGGAATAAAAACATATCCTGACCAGAGCGGTGGTTCAGCTCCTGTAGTCCTAGAAGACAACAACTTCTTCTTTGGAAATTGGGAAAGTTTCAACATAACCAAGTCTATACCATTGGGTAATCTGGTTCCACAATGGTTTGAGAAGGTAGAATTCTCTGCACGGCAAACAACGACACCAGTTACATGGGCTCAGGAAATAGTTGCACCAAAGGTGATTCCAGTGAATCAAACACCTCCAGCAGCAGCTTTAGGATTCGGCAGTGAATTTAAATATCAGGGAGCTTTCCCTGAGAGTGGAGAGAAGTATTTTTTAGTCAACTGGAGTCTTGGTCTAGTGGGTTACTCCTATATAAAAGGGAATCTTGTAATTGCCGGTTTGACCATGGACACTACTCCAACCTATAACGGTCCGGTTAGGGTTGATACACATGCTGACCTACCTGGGACTTATCAGATATCGCAAGGTTTGGGTTCTGGTTATGAATACTACGGTGGGGTCTTTTACCTTGGTTCTCAAACATGCTCTGGAACTGCTATAGTAAAGATAAAGAACAACGTGCTGAACGGAACTCAGTCTGGTATAGTGGACAGACTTGGGTTTCAATGGGGAATGATGAATAATACTCAAGTTGATGCAGCACCTAACCCATACACTGTCACAGCCCTTTTACCATATGCTGATGGCTTTCAAATTTCAATAGTACCCCTGGGGAATGGATAATATAAAATGGCTAAAAGTTTATTAGATATTATGATGATACAGTATGTGGAAAACATCATTCAGTCCTCCATGCATGGGGACTTTATAACAGAATCTCAACTTATTAAACAGAATTATATAGAATCTGTATTAATTGATATTGGTAAACCTACTCTAGATGAAGTATTAGATGCTAGTGAATTAGAAGTAAAGAGAATGCTCAATGATGGTATTGAATTTAGTGGGATACGGCTGGAACTACCTAAAGAAAAATCTAAAATGGACACTAAATAGATGGATAGGTATAAAGTACTAGGTAAGGTGAACCTAACAACACCTAGCTCTTCACTATTGTACACAGTACCGTTACCTACGGTATTTGAGAATACAGATGTAGGGCCAAGGACAGATGCTACAGTTCTATATACTATAGTAAGCTCTATTATAATATCTAATCAACTTTTTACTAATAGTCACTTCAGTATAGCTGTACTGGACGATAGTTCAGTAGTAACTCCAGTAGCTGCTGATTATATATTTAAAAGTATATTATTAGAATCATGGGTTACAATGGTTGTAAGCCCAGGTATAACATTGCCATCTATCCCGCAGGGAGCAGATTTATTACATGGGGCAGCTCTATGGGTAAAATGCGATACGGGAAATATAACAGTTCAAGCTTATGGAGCAGAAGTAACTCAATGAAAGGTATAGATTGATATGATAGAATGGGAAAAGTACGCACCTAAGAATAAGAGCAGTACTTCTAAGTTTAGGAATGAATTTCCTAACAAGAAAGAAGCTGAGGACATAGCTAAGAAGGGTCGCTTCGGTGACACTATGATTATGCATGTCAACCCAGCAGAGGTTGAGCTTCTTGCACAGTTTGCCCCCGGTGGGATAACTATCAACCCAGAGACAGGTCAGCCAGAGGCATTCTTGCCATTACTGGCTGGGATTGTACCCATGATAACTGGTGCCTTATCATCTATAGGGCCTGCATTGATGGCTGGTATTGGAGCTATAGGTAGCGGCTTAGGTGCCGTTGGTGGTATGATAGGTACTGGACTAGGTGCCGTTGGTAGTGCAGCAAGTTCCGTTCTTGGGTCTGTAGGTATTGGAGGAGGAGCAGGAGCAGCAGCAGCTCCTTCAACTGTGCTAGCAACTGTGCCAACTGCTACTGCTGAAGCTGCGCTTGCTTCTGCTGGTACTACTGCTGCACAGGGTGCTGCTAGCATACCAGCATGGATGTCTGGTTCAGGCACTCCTTTTATGTCTGCCCTCGGAGTGGATGCGACAGGTGCAGCATTACCGGGATCATTTAGTACTCTTGGGAGTGGAGGTGCTGCCTTTACTCCAGCAGCCTTGCCGGGAGCAATTCCGACAGGCATCATAAACCCTGCGTTAATGGGTGGTCAGGTTCCAATGAATACTGGTAGTATGCTAGCACAAACAGGGAGTCAAATGACACCTGAGATGTTTACTGCATTACAGAATGCACAAGGAGCAGTTGTACCACCTGTAACTCCACCTGTTGTAGCACCTGTAGCTCCACCCGTTACACCCGTTACACCAACTTGGGCAGGCTCTCCATTGAACCCTGCTAATATGGGAGCTAACCCTGCTTTCCCACCCACTACTGGCCCATGGAATCCAGCTCCCGCTTTCAATGCTACGGCTCCTATCCAGAATATACCTGCCAGTGCATTCCCTGGTGCCCCTCAGGCCACCAACTCGATTAGTCAAGCCTACTCGGCGATGCCGGGTGGAGCAAATAGTACTCCGATAGCCGGGGTGGAACTACCTGCCAACCTAGGCGAGCCACTCACTATAGGTGAAAGTATAGCTGGAATGAGTGATAGTAGTAAGTTAATGGCTCTATTTGGAGCAGGTTCACTTATAGACTCTCTGGCAAGCGATGACTTTGAAAGTGAAGAAGAGGAATATGTGAATAGTTATGGTGCAGAATACCGTCCAAGCTGGAAAGAGAATCCATATTCTAGAAAAACTAGAAGACTAGCAGTAGGCCCAGGTGGTAGCCCCGATAACATAAACCCAAGATATTATGGTAGTGGAATAGGATGAAGGGAATATAAATGGAATCAGGTAATAACTCGTCAGATCCAGGCAATGTATACTTTGATGTACCTGGGGGTATATCAAGTCAGTTCCAAGTTAATAATCAACTAAACCCTTACAGCTATGCACCTGTGCATTCTAGTTTCGGAATAGGGTCATTAACTGGAGGTGGTAATGATAGGGTGGCAACTGACTATGAGACATTGCGTGGAGTAGGAGATTCTACTCCCTACAATTATGATCAGTATTTGAGTTGGGGGTTAGGCGGATATGCTACTGAGATAGTTACTGGCTACGATAGTTTCGGGAATCCAATCATAGTTAGACCCGGTAGCTCAGTCCCTATGGAGGGATATGATAATGTAGAAGGATATAATTGGGATCTGCTTCCTGAACATGGACCTTCATTCACTGACTCACCACTTGTAAGCCCACAAAGAGATGCTCCTTCACAGGAGTTCTATGATAGTGGTGTAGCTAATGTAGACAGGGGAATACCTGGGGTTCTACTAGGTTCACAAAGTGCTGGATTCCAACCAGACTACGGTTACGCAATGACTAGCGACGGTCCTCGGATGCCTTCAAATCGTGATCAATATACATCAGTAAATGGTTACATACCCGCATTGATAGGTGGTGGTAGCTGGGTGTGGAACCCTGAGCTTACGAGAATGGGTTACGCGACAAATTCACCAAAGGGTGCCAGGGGAGGAGAACGGGGAGAACTCGAGAATCTTAGAGGAAATTGGTCATACGTTGGCAGAAATGGACAATGGGTCAAATCAACTGAATTGAGTGATGAACAGATAGCAACTAGGCCAACCTTGGATGATGCGAGGGAACAGGGGTATGTGAGTAGGAATACCGGATATGGTGGTTCAGGAACACCGGTCCAAGGCTACATCCCTCCAGGCAGAGACACGTACGTTGACTACGGTTTTAGAATATACTAAAGGAAGGTGACATCAACATGATAAATGAACAGAATGATAGGTTTGACTTTGATAGAAATCAATCAGAGTTCGATAATGGAAGTACGCAGTTTAATCAAGGAGATATGGAAGATGTTATGCTTGCTCTTGA